ACGGTTAATGATTTCATGGATAGCGTCCACCATATTTGGTGTCCACTATCCTCTCAGGAATATCAGGATCTGCCAGACGGTGCTGAGACGACGCTTACGTTTTATCAGACATTTCAAAAGTCATTATGCGAGCCTCACGATGTAGTTGAATGCGATGTTTTTAACGGTGTTTTCTGCATTACCAGTAGCATCGACCGTGATGGTATGTGAGTGGGCCCCAATTACTACAGAGTGTGTATGTGCGCCTGCAGTAGATGTCACACCAAAATTATTCCCACTATTATTGCCAACCTCCTGATCACTTCCCCCCTGTTTCTGCATAGCAGATCCCCACGTGTGGGAGTGGTCACCGTTACTACTCGTGACTTTAGTTCCAAGATCTGTTGATGAGGCAGATGCTGTGTGCGAGTGGGATTTAACACCATCTTGCTCCTGTGATAGCACCGCACGCCCGGTAGCTGGTTTTCCTTTAATGGTCCAGTTACGCATGTCTGGAATTACACCTGACGGGTACGCAGCAGCCAGCAACGGATATGCCGTCAGACTAAATGTTTGCCCCTGCATAAATGCGAAGTTTCCCTCTGCGGGTAGACTATCTGATGGCCAAGGGATGGGGGTTCCAACTGGAAGCGCACTCCGCGCAACAGAATTAACTGACATGGTAATCAGGGATACAAGCTTTGCTGTGTCACCATCATCAAGCACATCCTCTCCGGTTGTCTCAGCCATGAACTGAGCTAAGACGCTCGCCATAACGGTCCCCTGCCGCAGCGCTTTATTAATCTGGCGGCCCTGGCCAGCCCTGCAGTAAATCCTGTAGAAAGGGCGATCAAACCTTCCCATTCCGTCTGTGATGTCACATTTGAGCCAGATGCAATGGCAAATGGTTTAAAGTTGTTAACTGGCATCAGAAATTTTCTCCCCATGCACCGGACTCAAATCCAGCGATATAGTCGTTTTCGACATCAAAACCAAAGAATTTATATCCATTAGAGGGCGTAACCGTTTCTCTAACTCTTACTCCGGCCGCTTTTACCGTAAGGAGGCCAGCACGAACCACAAAAACAAACTCAGCGGGAAGTTTATCTATTGGGTTAATGTCATATCGCGATGGTGTGTAATCATCAGGAAGAGAAATAAAGGGACCACGATTCATACCTGAATCAAATATCAATCGATCTGTTACAGACATTAAATATTCAGAATCAATGACGATGAGTACCGAGACGGTCATATCCTGATTATCAAGGATAATCATTTTAATCCCAGTACCAGCGAGTGCTGTTTCCAGAATATCAGGAAGCGTGCCATTCTGACCATTCCAGCTGTTAATCCCTATCCTAGCTTTTAACACTACACGGTATACATCATCACTAAGGTAAGTTAAGGCATCAGAAGACTGATATGGACCAAGCCAGATGCCTTGGTCCCAACCAACACGATCTTTATCCCATTCAAGAAAAACTCCAGATATTGGCGCTGCAACTGTCCGGGTCACCCCGATCCATTTTCCAAGAATATCGAGTTGCGCTCCTACCCCTGTATCTATGTCGAATGCCGAGATAAGACCGTAGACAGAGCCAGATATATCAATTAGAGGGCGCGTGGACAGGTCAATATGCTTTACAAATTTTGGTTTTCCTGCATGGTAGTTAGAAATGAGTTCGGTGTATTTACTCATGTCATCACCGTTATTTCTATATTTTCCACGCTACATGATACAGCCTCGTCATATAAGACGGTTAAATTCGCCGCTGCTACGGAATCAGCTGACCGACCTATCAATAACTCCATGATATCGTAATATCGAGCATTCCCACCACTGACTACACCGAGGTTTGCAGGAGAATAAACACGACTCAACAACACACTATCACCGATAGCGAGAGAGTTAATGTAAGAGGCCACCGCCGCTTTCATTTCATCACCAACATCAGAAGTGTATCCGGTTAACGCCCTCAGGGTGATTGACACGAACACCGGAACATCTACGGGACGAGAGAATCGAATGGTATAAGGATTTCCATACCTATCTGTGACAACCACGGCAGTCATGCCGAAGGTTGAAACTCCCTGTCCCTTTACGCTTCGGATGGTATTGGCAATCACTGTTGCATCCCCTCCCTCCACAACAGCTGAAATAGAGTGCGCGGGCAACCCGTTCACATCCGTTACCTCAGTATCATTCTCAAACAGCTTATGACGAGTCACGCCTTCAACGTTGGCAATCGCTCCATCTACCGCATCAAACGGTGAGAGAGACGCCAACGCGACGCTTTGCGACTGCCTTACGCGAAGCTCTGCATCGGTTTCCGCCGCTACGCCTACTGTGGCCGCTTGCGGGTTAGTTGCTGATACCCAACCACGTGTCGGGGTATTTATCTTGTTGACTGATCCAGCAGGGGCCGCCACAGCACCGGCAACAGAACACGATGCAGTCGCAATGACGGTTCCATCAATACCAATTGCCACCTGAGCAGGAAGATTCCAGATGATGCCGTTGGCATCTTTCACAGAACCGTTTGTGATTAACGTACCCGCCTCTCCTTCGATCAGCATATCGACCGTAGAGTTTGTCGCAGCACGGCGAGTGATGCCGTTGATTTTGACGTTACTGGTTAATGCATCAGCCAGAGCCGTCGACGGAGAAAATGACCGGTAAACAGAAATGGCCGTGTTGTTCGCATCGTGAATGGCCAGAGCCACCAGAGCGACCAGCTGGCCGTCTTTGCTGTCCGGGTCGAGATAGGCATCACTGCCATAAATCTGCTGAAAATAGCCGGTGATGGTGTCCAGAACGGTCTGATAGTCGGGCGCACTTATCCCCTCAGCGGTTACCGTTGCCGATAAGCCGAGTGTGTCGAGGTCCAAAGACATTACGCCTCCGAAGTTACTGTGGTTGTCCCGTAGATGGTTTCCACCGTTGCTGTGAACGTTACACGTCGAGTGGTGCCGTCAACGGTGGTATTAAATGCAGTGATTGAGCTAACCCCCTGCGTTTCGAGGATCTGCTTGCGGATAGCAAGGTTGTAGGTATCTGGTTTTTGCTTTCCCAGAACGGACTGAATCCAGGGTGTACCTTCTGTGGTGTCCAGAAACCACTGCCCGTACCAAAGCAGAAAGCGCGTTTTTATGGCCTGCGCGACAGCCTCTGGGGAGTTAACCAGCCACGTATCATCGCCCTGACCGAAGGTGTAATCCCCATCGTCATCTTCTCGACGGTATCGCATATCATCCTCCGAGTGGTGCTGTACTGCTGCCACCAGGCTCAACGCCACCATGCGAATGCTTATCAACGATTGAGCCATCCACCAGCTGCAGGCGGCCGTCCGAAAGAATTTTAAGCCCGTTCAGGTTAAAACCTCCCGGCGCCGTGCCGTTGATGGCTCCGCTGGCAGGATTAAGGCTCAACTTTGTTTCCCCGTCATCGCTGCGCAGCTCTACTGCGCTGGTGCTGATGCCGCCGATTTTCTTCGCCTGCGACTGCGGGCCGACAATGCAAAAGGCATCGGATAAATCATGCATGCGCTCGTCTACCGGCTCCTGAATACCTCCGCTTTGCCACCAGAAATCAATACAGCGGTCTGCAAAGATAACAAGGCATTCATCACCAGCCTTAACAGGAAAAGTCAGCGTGCAGCCTCCGCCGCGAGGGAATACAACAGGAACATCCACCAACAACGGATAATCCTTGGTACTTTTGTTGCCGTCGTTATCGCGTTCGATGTAGCGGATAGCCGGCTGCACTACGGCGGTCACTGCGTCAGGATCGAAAGACTGGATGATGCCGGGCATTGCAACACGAAGCTGTTCGTTAAGCGTCTTCCTCTCTGACGCCAAAACCTGCGCCAGCGCCCCACTGCGGGTTTTATCGGATATCGCCATTTACTTTACTCCGGGCATTAAAAAACCCGCCGAAGCGGGTTAATTTGTTAACAGATAAATGCTTTTTTACCAAAGTGGCACTACTGGGATTAATGGTCTTTGATAACCAGAAAGAGCTACTAAAGCACTTACATAAGAGGAAATGTAAGGAAAAACAATAGATTCCGTACGCGCTTCATCTATGATCTTTTCAGCTTCGTCCTCAGAGACATCTCTTTCAAAACGGATAATAAACTCCGCTATTAGGCTTACTTCATAGTTCCCGTAGCTTACAAGTTTTGCATCAGCTGTTAACTTTGCTGTAGATGAACTTCCTTCGTTGAAGCTGACAGAACCGTTAAGCGAGAACTCGTTGGTGTGCTCCCCATCAGCCTCATCAAGGTTTGGCAAAAGATGAACCGAAGTCACGATCATGGGAGTAATATTAAGTTTCATTTTTATCCCTTAAAATGCAAACGACAATGCGTTTTCAGTACCATTTTTACTTATATTGACATCTTTGGCAGAGGCGCTACGGCTGACTTCAACAATCTCTACAACGGAAACCGAGCGGAAAAATAGCTGATGTTGGTTTTGGTCAGGTTCAGGATCAGCCAAGCCTGCAGAGACCAGCGTTTGGACAAATTCTTCACGGCTCATCTGCTCTAGCCGAGCGATAGCTTCTTGAACAATCTGCATTTGTGTCTTCATACCTTCCCCCTCTCCACTACCTGTAAAGCATTGACATCAATTGCAGTCTTAGGTTCCTTCACGCAAATTATTCTACATGTTGGTATGCGCGAATAGTACCGATTACGTCTTGACCAAACATCAAGCTTAATGAACTCAGGGTTTATAATCGCTTCGAATTCAGTATTTTCAAGTATATGATTGCAAACTTCACAATCGTTACGAATAGCACTAACCTTCGGTTTAATCTTATCTTTCTTCATTTTTTCAATGAGGAAATTTCTGAAAACATTGTAAGCAATTTGCCCTTCTTGCTCATCAAGCCGCAGAACCGAATTGACTTTGATGATAGCTTTTATGACCGCGTAGCGATGATATTTTTTCCTACGAGCCTCTGTGTCGTAGGATTGCACCTTCGCCCAGTTTCTGGCGTCGACTAACGGCTTACTAATGCCATCAATGAAAAAGTAAGCTCCAGTGCCTAACCATTCATCATCCTTTGCACTCACAGAAAAATTATTGCACAGAATGGAAGTACGGTTTTTTTCATCTGTGCCGTGAAAGCCTTCAAACTCCATCCTGAAATCTCTCTCACTGAATGTGAAAAAAACTAAGCAAAGTTGCCTAGCGTGCTACAAGGGATGCGCTACTGTGGATGGCTACTCTATCACCAACATTAGCTCCGTCAAGAAATTCTAGTTTGAATGAATTTTTTTGCAGGGAAACGAACCGATGATTTTTGGCGCATCCATGCTGTTTTGCAAAAGTTGGACGTTCAGGAAGCGAGATTCACTACCAGGACGGTGGATGTACTGAAAGCCGTAGTTATTGCCGTCTTTAGCGGGCATCAGACCCATATCCACGCGCATGCCATCCCCATTTCCGAGAGTTTTAATTTTCTGGGATGTCACAGTTTCACCGTTAATCTTGAACAAAGAATCAGGGATAGCCTCCATTCGGAAACCACCACACTGCATTGTAATGGTGCCAGCAGTCGCCCCAAATGAAGCTATTGCCAACAACGAGATTACCCACGCTCTCATTTGCTACAACCCCCTCTGCAAAGCCGAACTGGATGCAATATCCGCCGCCCCGCGTGCCTCACACATCATATCCATGTACCACGCCTGGCCCCTTGTGTCGCCAGTGTACATAATGCCACGGACAATATAAACGCCGTCAGTCGCAATACTGGCAGGCTGCGCAGTCGTGCCTTCAATGGTGATGTTTCCGTTGTTGTTCTGGTCAGTGATACGCCCTTGGGTCATGGCGATATCGTTATTCCCCAGCGCGGTACGGAACACGGAAGCCTGATTCAGCTCGATCAGGCCATTAACGCGGATGTTAGGGTTAATCAGGCAACGGACGTTAACGCCGCTACCAATGGTCTGCTGAGGCATACCCACAAGGCCGGTGGCGCTGTTCAGTTTAATGGCTTCGTGAACAACCTCATTTTTCGCCACCATTTCCCGCTTACCGTCGACAAACATCCAGTCAGCCTTGCATTGCTCGGCGACGTTATCCATCAAATGCCGGGTCATACCAAAAAGCACCCTGCCGCGAGGAAACACCGTTGCAGGCATTGCAGGGGTATTCCCTTCCGTGACCCCATTAGCGTTGAAGTCCTTCATAAGCACTGCATTGACGTCAGAGACCGTATAGCCAGCCGCCAGCGTCTGCGCAGTGATCGAGGTAGCGAATGCCCGGTCAGAATCAGCCGCCTGAATGAGGACAAAGCTATCAACTGGGTTATCTTTCCCTGTGATGGTGTAGCGGATTTCCCCGTCGAAAATCAGCCCATAATTTCGACCGTCCATCTGCCCGACTTCATCGGGGTTTACTGTCCTGGCGACGCCTACCTGGCTGGCGGGAACGTCAGCTGCAATACCATCGTAACCAGCGATAACCCTAATCCGGGAGAATTCCTCTCCGACGATCCGGTTTACGGTATCAGCTGAAAGGTTATAGATTTTGAAAGTACCTACTCGCGTTTCGCTGCTGAGATTAAACCAGTCGATAGTAAAAGTGCTCTTGAAGCTACCAAAATCAGTGGCGTTCCCCTTCGAATCGACTAACTGCAATTCGAAGTGCCGCATCCAGTTCTGAGACATTTTTACTCCGTTACCGCATAAAGATGGCTGTAAATACCCAGATCGGCCTCAGTTGGATTTTCGCTGGATTGGTTGTCGCAGCCCACATAAAGCGAAAAGCCAAGCCCGAGATAGCGATACTGCGCCAGCAGGTCGGCGCCGGTGATAAGCGGGATCCCCTTTATCAGGTCCGCACCGCTGCTATCCATAATATCCAGACACCAGAAAGCAGCACGCCAGGTCACAGCCATTTGTAGACTTTGACCTGCCACAGATATGGAGAATCGCTGGTTTTCCGGGGAAAGAGGGATTTCGCTGATCGTCATTTACCCTCCCGCTACAAAGCCACTTAACCGGCTCAATATTGATTCATTTTTTTGAACTGGCGTTTTCACCCCGGAGTTTTGCACAGCTGAGGTGTTCGCTCCTAACTTCATATTGGACTTTGGAGCCACCTGTGTGGTGGTTGTGCTTGTGATAATCACTTCCCGGAGCGTCAGCACGGCAGATAGAATATTTTCCGACGTCCTGTCGGTAGTGACCTCAAGCGCACGGATCAGCATATTGGTGTAAATCCGCTTACCGGTCACCACATCTAAAGGCACCCTGCTGCTCTGCAGATTTAACAGTTCCTGATAAGTCTCCTTCGGGCCAATACCAACGCTCAGCCCAAGAGAAGATGTATCTACGAAGTCAAGTAAGGAACCGCCACCAGCAAAACCGACCTGCATTACCACTTCCGAAGGACGTCGAAATGCATGGTCAGAAATTGCTGCGCCTACCTCTACGGGATGCTCGGTTATTTCAAGAGAGTCATCGTGCTTTTCCGAAATAACAACACTGGGGACTATCAGCCCGATCCGCCTGCTCTGCTGCTGAAAGAGAGTAGAAAGAATATTCATCATCCTGCTCCAGTTTGGTTATTTCTCAGCACCCTGGCATTAGCATCAAGCTGGCGGCGACTGACTTCCTGCCCAATCTCCTGAGCATTACCGCCATAGATGTTGTAGGTGTTTTGCTGATTCACCTGCGCTCCAGCAGCCTGATGGGCAAGCGGGCTATTCCAGTTCGAATATCCCTCTTTGCGGGCCATAGACTGCATGAGCATAGCCATCGTATTGGGGTCGGACAGGTTTAATGCTGCCGTCGGCGATACACCCATCCAGCCAGCAACGTCACGGGCATATTTGGCAGGATCGTTGTTATCGGCCGCAGGTGCCCAGGTGCTGACGATATCCATGATAGTCTGCAGGCGGCGCCCGGTCGTTTTACCAGTAAAGTACCGCATGAGCTGGTTTTTCATGGCCTCCCAGCCTTCCAGCGCAGAACCAAACGCACGAAAGCCACCACCGCCTACGGGCCGAATATTGCCGGGGTTATTGTTGCGATCGGCAAGCGTGTTCTGCTCATGCTGATACCAGCCGCCATCACTGAAACGGGATTTAACCTCCTCCCAAAATCCCAGAACTTTACCTCGCGCATTGACTGCGCTACTGGTAACACCAGGAAGGGCGTCAGGCTGATCACTACCTTGCTTGAGAAGAGCCTTGCCAATACTTGCAGCATCCGACCAGCGACCGTCCTTGATAGCGTTAAGCAGGTCGCCGATCATACTCAGCATCTTGCTAAACTCACCCATCTGGGTAATGAAGTTGCTGAAATCCCATTTCAAAGACCAGGATTTAGGGTCGATATTGAGCAGCTTTGCCAGCGCTTTTCCGAGATCGAGGACAGTCTGTTTCAGGTCACCGACCATCTTCAGTGCTGCGTCTACTTCAGGCTTCCATTTACCCCAGTCAATGAGGCTCTTACCGCCCTCCTTCCAGGTCTGGTAATCCTCCCATAGCAAAGCTATGGCAGCGGCAAGACCGAGAACCCACGTAATCGGCGATGCGATCATAGCGCGGTTGAGCATCCACCACGCTGCGGTTAGCGCTCCAATTAGTTCGATCAGCTGCTGCGACTGCTTATCAAGAGAGTCCCACCAGTCGCTGATACCCTGACCCAACTGGATGAGGCGGTAAATTACCCTGCCTACCATCTCGCCAGCCCAGAGAATTCCTTTCACCGTACCGGTTATTGCGCCTTCAATTTTCGGGAAGTTTTCCAGTATCTGGCGGCGCAGCCTGTCGAGAGAGCCAGCAAGTCCATCAGCGAGACTGGAGCCGATTTTATCCCGCGCCATGCCTGCCATCAGCCCAAAGGAGCGCAGCGAGGTCATGAATTTATTGGAGCTGACGGCGGCCACATCAGCGTTATAGCCGATCGCCTTAGCCATCGCGGTGTATTCGCCACTAAACTGGCCGATACCGCGACGCATTGCCATCAGGGTGTTTTCATCCAGACCCAGCATCTGAGCGTACTGGTTCGCGCGGTAATACGGCATACTGCTAAGACGCTGGCCGACGCCGGTAAAGATCGTCGCCATATCCCGCATGTTGCCGCTGGCATCACGCGTTTGAACCCCCAGCCGGTTCAGGAAGCCCTCAGCGCCGGGATTGTTACGCATGAACCTGGCAAGATTTTCGAGAGAGCCGCGGGCCCCGTCGACACTGCCGCCAACCTGACTAACCGCATACCCAATCTGCTTAATGCCCTCCACCGTCGCGCCTGTGCGCTGAGAGGCCCAGTACAGGTCGTCGAGACCGCTGGCAATTTTCGCGGTGAATGCAACGACGGAAAGCGCCGCCGCCTCAACTTTGACGCCCAGCTCAATCGCTTTAAGCGTTGTCCCGGCAACGACGGCATCGAATTTTCTGGCGCCAGCCTCATCAACTTTGAACCCAAGCGAGATCAGAAAGTCCTTGAGCGTTTCAGCGTTCATTAGCCTCTCTCCATTTCGCTATACGGTTTTCGTTATCGGCTTTCAGGTCCAGCCAGTCATTCATACGGGCAATATCAGCCAGGTCTACTGATCCATCTTTCAGGGCGGTGTAGGGGATGAGCCCGGCATCCACCGGGCGCATCAGGAAATCCTCGCCTTCTGGCATGGATTCTAGGGCTGGACCTATGGCTGGGTAGGCGTCTCGCTGGCGGGGAGTTCTTTCAAAAAATTTCCCAGGCTGTCGGCGACCACCCGCGCCACCAGCTGCAGCATCGTGAACAGGTCGATATCGTCGAACATCAGCGCGCCCTGATCGAAAATTTTCACCCACCCTTTTTCATGCTGGCGCATAACAACACCCAGGCACGGATGAATCACCGCGTTAACGTCCTCTTCAGGCAAAGCTGCCAGGGTATCGGCAATCTTCGGCAAAACGATATCCAGAGCGTCGAACGCCCTTTTCTCACCGAAAACCAGCTTGCCCTCGCTGTCTCTGACCATCATGGGTTTCAGCGTGCCAAAGTCAGAAACCAGCCCGGCCAGCACCGGCAGCAGTTTGCGGCTAACCTTCAGTTGCTGGAAAACATCGAGCTTTGCGGTGCGGTATTTAACGCCTTTGATTTCAAATTCCATCTGTTAAAACTCCCCAAGCAGCTGATCAATCTTGCCGCAGTCAAAGACCCAGGAAACCGTATTGCCGACTTTGGCGTTAGCGTGATCGGGTTGCTTCTGGAAAGCACAAGAACGCGCTGTAGTGGTATCACCTGATACTTTGTTGCGAATGACGATGACGTTATTGCCCCACGTCGCCGAGGACAGGCTCTGTGCGTTGTACATCAGCGAGAGTTTTTTGTTTACCGGGGAGGTTTTCAGCAACGTTACCGTGATAGTGCCGCTCTTTCCGGCGTGCAGGCTGTGCATCACCTCGCCATCGGCTCCAATGGTCATGGTGTTTTTGGCCTCTGTCATTGTGACAGTAATGCCCTCTTCGGCGTTCGCTGAGCCGTAGCCAAGCTCAACTAACCCGGTAGGCCCTGCGAGAGAGGCCGAAACATCAAGAAACGAATACGTAGACATCTATGGCTCCTTAGCGCACGACCGTGATTGCGACGGTGCCGTAATGAACGGCTCCGGCCAGTTTCCCGGCAACCTGAATTGGCACACCTTTCCGCGCTTCGCGATCGACCTGAAGCTGGTCATCAACGTTTTCTGCCCAGGTGTAATAGCCCTTCGTCAGCATATCGCCGGTATTGAGCTGGCCAATCGGGCCACCAGTCCATTTACCCGGCGCAAAGAGACCGTTTTGCACAGCCTTATCGAGCACCAGCTCAATGTTGGCGATACGGGTTGTGGTACCGGCATCGGTCTGGGGGATTTTGGTTGTGCTCGTATAGAGCGTGTTGTAGTCAGCCGTCTGCACGGCGTTCTGCAACCAGTCGAGGCCATGGCGCTCGTCGAAGAAATCGCCGTTTGCCATAACGCCTTGTTCAAGAATCGCTGTATCGTTTTCGTAGTACACGTAAACGTTGCAGTTCTTCGCTTCCAGGTTGTTAGCCTGCGAGGTGCACAGGGTTTCGTAGGTAACGCCCGGCAACTGTTTAAACTTGAGGGTGATCGTCGTGTTGCTTCCGGTGAAGTCAACAGTAAACGCACGCGCAAACGAGGACAGCGCAGCATAGCGGCTGCTGGTCGAGTACTGGATAAAGGTACGGCTGTATTTCGCTGCTTTCAGCTTGGAAGCCAGATCCGTCGTGGTAGCCGCGTCAAGAATCGTTGAATCAGCCGAGGTAACGCCAAAGATGCGGGATACACTCGCGGCTTCGATAGCCGCCGCCACACTGATAATGTCGGTGTCTGAAGGGTAATCAGCAACCGGCACGGCAAGATGAAGGCCATACCATGAATTCCAGTCCAGCAAAGCGTTAACCGCCTGCAGGAGGCTTTCTGCGCTGCCTGTTTCGCCCGTTGCCAGCGTTTTCGCCCAGCGACCGACATACACAAGAGTCGGCTGCGGTTGCTGGGAGAACCAGATAACAGCCGCTGCATATTCCTGGCTGTCTACACCAAAGTCATCGCCGATATCATCAGCGCTGGAGTAAAGGCGCAGCCGCTCAGAAATCGGAATAACAGTTGAGTCGCCCAGGATGAGCATTGAGCCAAAATTGCGCCCCTGCGCGGCCCGAGCAGAAAGCGTCACCGTCACGTTAGCGATACGGTTAAGGGGAAGCCCTTTTTCCATGTTAGTCTCCGGTAACTATCGTGACGTTAGGGTCAACGACAGATTTAACGTTGTAGGTACGGGTGTTTTTGCGGGAAAGGGTCACGGCAAGGTCATACCGGCGCACCCACTGGTTGTTGATCAATTCGGGGAGGTTTCGTATATCATCAGCGCTCACCAGCGACAAACCTGAGATTCGTCGCAACGTATCTGCGTTTTGATCTACAAACATTCCGTCACGAAACCGCGTGGCCATCCCGGAACCGCCGGGGCCATAGAAACAGAAAAGCACCTGGATGCTCTCCCATGACCATTGCTCGCTTTGCTCTTCGCTTACCTGGACATTTGCAGGAGTGCCGGGACGTAAGAGCGTGGAAAAGTTAAACCCGCACCACGTCTCACCGTTCGGCGGTATTTTGGACTGGGGATCGGTAAACCGGGGCAACACCAGGTTAACCGCAATCCCTGTCACGCCTCTTACCCAGCGACTCAGTTGCTTTTCCAGCTCCTTATCGTACTCAGGAGCATCCCCGACGGGGGTAAGATACCCAGGCTCTGTGCTGTCGTTACTCAACGGGGATCCCTCCGTTAAACTCCAGCAGCTCGCAATGTGCCTGCACGAACCCGGCACCGTATCGGGTGTACGGATCGACAAAGGTCACGCGGTACCGTCTGCCACTGTATAAAACGATATCAGCGTCGAGTTCTGGCGTTGAGTCACTGGCAGGCATCCCCTGAGTTAGCCTGAACTGGGTAACAATGAGGATGGCGCCATTGATGTTTTGCCCGGCGGCCATTCGCTTAGCCTCAAGCGAGCGATCGACGGTTACGACACCAGAGAACGGAATAGCCTGCGCGGTATTAGTCGGAAAATTATCTTCGTCCACCGTCTGCACCTGCCGATAACACACCAGAGACAGGTCGACAAAGTCCGGATCAAGCAGAACATCAGTCACATCGAGAAACGGCATTATTTTTTCCTCACGACATACTGAATCGCTCTGAAAAGGAATCCGCGGGCACGTAACGGCTTATCGCCGAGGTTGGGCGGTTTCATTTCCCTGCGCTTCTTGATGGT